ATCTGGTACCTGACCGAGCTGGTGGACAAGTCGTTCAGCTCTGCCAACATCGAGGCCCACTGCCAGGAGGTGTTGAAGCGGGCCCAGCTGCGCAAGATGATTGGCATTGCCGGCAAGCTGCAGGGCTCTTGCTATGAACCGGCAGCCGATCCGGATGAGTTGGGAAGCGACGCGGCGCGGGAGATTCTGGACCTGGTGGCCAACAGCCAGAACGATTTCCAGCCGGTCGCCGAAAGCGTTGTCAGTGTGGTCGAAGCCATGGAGAGCGCCCGGGAAAAAGGCGGCGAAGTCCTGGGCATTGCTTCCGGATTTCATGATCTGGATCATCTCACCGCTGGCTTCAAGGGTGGAGACCTGATCATACTGGCAGCCAGGCCATCGCAAGGGAAAACCGCCATGGCCCTCAACATCGCCCGGAACAACGCGAAGGCCAAAATCCCGGTCGGTGTGGTCAGCATGGAGATGAAGCAGCACAAGCTGGTGATGCGGCTTTTGGCGATGGAGGCCCGAATCGACAGCGCCAGGGCGCGGCTGGGGCAGCTGGAGTCGGAGGAGTGGGTCAGCGTCGCGCACGCCGCCGAAGCGATAAAGGCCATGCCCCTCTATCTGGACTGCACGGCTGGGCAAAATATCAGCCGGATGGTATCCCGGATCAGACGAGCGGTGGTCCGCTACGGGCTGAGGCTTGTGATTATTGATTACCTCCAGCTGATCGCCATGGAGACCAGATACTTTAACCGCAATATCGAGATCGGAATCATCACCCGGTCGCTGAAAAACCTGGCCGTCGAGCTGGACATCCCGATCATCGCCATCAGCCAGCTTTCCCGCGATATTGAGAAGGGCAAGTTCAGGCTGCCGATTCTCTCCGACCTGCGGGAGTCGGGCAACATCGAAAATGACGCCGACGTGGTCCTCTTCATCGTCCGGCCAGAACTGCACGGTCTGGAGAAATACAAAATTGGCGCTGAAAACCATGACACCAAAAACCTGGCCATTCTGCTCTTGAGCAAGCACCGGGACGGGGCCAGCAACCAAAAGATCGTAATGCGCTTCATTCCGGAGCGCACCGAATTCGCCCTGATGGACAAGGAACATGAAGGCCCGTTCTGAGGCCGGAGGTGGAGGCGGAGATGGACAAGAAAGACCAATTGATATTCGCCTGTTTCGGGATCGCCATCGAGATAGCGATCCTGATCAGGATTGTCATCATGTAAACTCGAGAGGGCCGGAAAATGAACGAACTGGACCGGGCCATCCAGATGTACCGGTTGGCCCATCCTGAAAAAGAGCACAGCTCGGAATCGATCTCCGAGCTCATCGCCTTTCTGGTGCAACAGGTGGAAAAGCTGCAAGAGCGGGTGAAAACCGCCGGCCTGTCAAGTCGGCCATTGACGCCCGAAGAGTCCCAGGCCTGCATCGACCGGGCCATGGCCTGGGCCAGGGGCGAAGGTTTGATTCGTGAGTAAGCCAAAATTTTTTAGCCGCGCCGGCTGGAGAGATAGTGATTGGGAGGAAGCCATGGATGCAAAAGAGATCAGAAACCGGTTGATCGACCACACGCAAAAACACTGCGGACACGAGGAGGTCCGGCAGAACCTGGATATGGGGCGGCTGGGCGAATGCCCCAGGAAGATTGCCTGGGAAATGCTCCATGGCTGCCGCGTCACCGGGGAGATCAAGCTGCGGCTGTACAAGGGCGCGCAGATGGCCTCCGACATAGAAGGCCGGCTCAGGGACATATTCGGCAACCAGTACGGCCAACCGGAGCTCCTCACCGCGCTGGATGGCAGGCTGTGGGGACGCACCAAGGGCCGGATCGGGGATGTCCTGATCGAGGTCAAGAGCGTCCCAGGCGACGAAGGCCTGCCCGACGGCCGGGCACCTAACAACCACTACTGGCAGACGCAGAGCCTCATGCACTTCGGCGGCTTTCCCGCTTGCGTGCTCATTTACGAGAGCCGCGCCAGCGGCAGGATCCGGACCTACGACCACACCTATTCCCGCGAGATCGGGACCCGCTGCGAAACCAAAGCCAGGCGGATCCTGGCGGCGGTGGAGAGGCGCCTGCTGCCTGAATGCGAATGCGGCAAATGCGCGGAGAAGGGCTATGTCTAGCGTTCACGGATTCCGCCGATTTCCGGCCATCCGCCGGCACGAGCCCGGGACCATGAACCGCATGGAACAGGACTTCGCCGCGGAACTGGAGCTGCGTAAGAGAGCCGGCGAAATCCAGGACTATCAGTTCGAGGCGGTCAAGCTGAGGCTGGCGAAAAACTGCTTCTACACCTGCGATTTCCTGGTTGTGGCCGATCACCTGATCTTTTACGAGGTCAAGGGCTTCAGGGAGGACGACGCCATAGTCAAGATCAAGGTGGCAGCCCGGCTCTACCCCTGGGCCGAGTTTGTACTGGTAACACGCGAGGGAAGGCAATGGCATTATCAACCTATTGATATTATATGAATTGGGCCTTGAAATTGTGCGAAGTATCACAAAATGACTGCATGTATAAGTAAATCAGTAAGTTAGAAGTAATTTACTTGCATTTAACAGCTGTTAACTGTAGATTAATATTGGAATTAAGAACCACATAAAATAATGAGGCCCAAAATGAAACTTCACATTACCCTAAAAATCGAGCAAACCCCGAACAAATACGGCGAAATCAACGCGGATAAAATCGCCGCCAAACTGCGGAACCTCGCTAACGAAATCCAGTTCGAGGGCGACTACCCTGGAAACGGTAACATCATTCTGAACAGCCGCGGTAAAAATATCGGTTCCTGGGAAATCGACCCACAATAAACCATCTGGCTTTAGAGGCCCACAATGAAAACCAAAAAAATGACCAGCGAGGAAATGAATGGTGTCCTCTACAAGCAGGGCGGCGTCAATTTCGACCAGGTTACCCGAAGAGGCGAGGTCTGGACAGCGCGGCGCGGTTTCTTCTACCGGTTTGGCGGCTCTGCAGAAAAGTTCTCTGAAGGCGTCAAGAAGGCTTTCCCCAACGCGACCATCCTTGATTGCGGGGAATTTAACGCTCCATTCAGAGGCGGCGCGCTGCTGGCCAGAAGCAGCCACTGGTTTGTCAAATTCACCCTTAACTAACCATGCGCGGAGGTGCACAATGAAACTCTTCACCAAAGAAATCGAGAAGAAGCTGCAAGCCCAATTCTACAGGGGCGACGATCCTGACCAGCTGGTCCACTGCAAGATTTTCAATCCCTACGGGCAGGGGACCTGGTATATCATGAATCAGGACCCGAAAGATCCGGACTACCTTTGGGCAATCGTGGATCTGTTCGAGGTCGAGGAAGGGTCGGTCCAGAAATCGGAGCTTGAGAATTGCCGGATCAAGGTCGGTGGCTGTCAACTCAAGCTGGAGCGAGACCTGAGCTGGAAACCGAAAACAGCTTGGGAGGTCTGGAAGCAGCTGCACAACCAGGCCGAAGCGCCTGAAGCGAGGCTGGCATGAGGCTGCAGCTTATCTCCGAGAGCTCGGCAGCGGAGCTTATAAACGCCGCGGACGCCGTTCAGGCTGGCCTCATCGAGCGGGCGCAGGATCTGATCGACGACGTTTGCCTCAACTATCCTGATGAAATCCTGCTCGTCGACCAGCTCAAGGCGCTGGCGCTGTACAGCGACAAGGCCCACTCCAATGTGGTCGCCTGGGACGCCGGCAGCGGGCAGAACGTCTATCTGCGGGTATTCTGGATCCCCGAGTGCGTGTTCGATCAGGTGATCAAGGGCCTCAAACAACTAAACAGAGGGCACAAAAATGAAGCTTTTCACGGCAACTAGACTGGCCCAGGGCCAGCGCGACAACGATTTCTGCTGGGCCGAGGAGGAGGAGCTGGTGCGCTTCCCGTTCGAGTGCGACGGGGAGAGGGTGGACGGCCAGTGCGGATGCCGCCGGTCGATGGCCGGCATTCTCAGCCAGAAGGGCACCACCACCATCAAGGTGATCGAGCTGGCGATCGGCAAAGAGGCGCTGCAATTTGTCACCCGCCTGCCCGATGCTGAGCTGGACCAGCTGCTGGCGGCGGCTGCCGAGTTTGAAGTCGGGGACATCTGCGAGAGGCGCGGCGGTACCATTCAGCAGCGGAGGATGCGATGATTTACACCAGCTATTTCCGTAAGGCGATGCACCACCCCGACGCGGTCGCCATCACGCGCTCCATCCCCAAGGGCTACCGCGGGCCGCGCTTCCGGGAGCTGGCGCCCCCGAAGCACCTGTTCGGGCTCAATGATCCGGAGCTTTTCCGCAGGCGCTACCGGGAGGAGGTGCTCTCGAAGCTGAATCCAGTTGCAGTCGCGGCCAAATCCGAGGGCAAGATCCTGGTCTGCTACGAGGGGCCGGGCAAATTCTGTCACCGCCAGGTGGTGGCCGAATGGCTGCGCGAGGAGGCCGGGGTAGAGGTGGAGGAATGGCAAGGCGAGGAAACCGAAGATTCAATGGCAGAGGAAAGGCCAGAGCAGCTTACACTATTTTAACCTGGGCAATAATGGGCAGGAGGTCTACAATGAATATGCAGGAATTGAAAGAGCGGTCAGCCAATTTTGTTGGGAGGATTTAAAATGAATGGAGCAATTCCAGTCAAAAAGACCGTCGGCCGCTTCACCTTTGAGAATGGCAGTATCAGCGGGCCAAAGCAGTACATGGAGGAGCAGGGCTCGGCCTTGCTCGCCCGGATCGAAACCGGCCAGGAACCGAATTTTAACGCGACCTGCCACCTGAGCCCGGACATCATCACGGCGATCCTGGTCTGGCTGCAGACCGACTTTGCCGGCTGGCTCGGGCGCAAGCAGCTGATCGACAGCCTGAGAACTGTCTCCATGAACTGAACAGCTCAGTGCTTTTCACCCTGGTCGGCGTCAAAACCTTGCCCACCCCGTCAAAAGGTGGGCGAAGTTTTGCCGCTGCGATCGTCAAACCGCGTGGTCGTCTAAGATAGGACGCCTGGCACTCAGCCAGGAGATCGGGGCCCGATGCCTCGCCACGCGACCAGTTTTCAAGGGTAGTGGAATCTAAACCAATCGTTATCAATCATCAAGACCGAAAAGGAGGCGTTTAAAGACACGCTAAGCAGCAAGAGGCGGCGGGATCACCCACTGAAATGTGGATGGTCTAACCTATTATAAACATTATTCTGAAAAATGGCGTTAAACAAGTCCGGTCGATACTGCGGCGAATACAGCTTAGGGATTGACCTTTTTTATGCCGGCGGCAGGATATGAACCTTGAAAAGATATTTTACGGCAGCTCGACGTCGGCCCGGAAGAAATTCCTGATGGGCTGGCTGGAGGGCAAGAAATTCGAGCGGCTGGTCTTTCCCGGCTGCGGCGACTTTCAGATGGTCATGGCAGGGATGAAAGCCTGCGGCGGCAGGATCATCGCCTCGGACGTCTCGCTTTACTCGGACACTATCGGCCATTTTATCACGGGCCAGGATCCGCCTGAATTCGAGATTACGGCCGACATCGGCTTTGAGATCAACCAGCAAGACCCGGCCGATGTCCTGCTCCTGATCAAGGCGATACAGCTTTTAAGCAAGGGCCATTGGCACTACCAACGCTTTTACAACGAGATTCGGTCCAACTTTGCCGGACAGCGGCAGCATGTCCGGGCCCACCTGGAGGAGTACAGGAAGCTGCTGGGAGGTATTGAGTATCGGCATCGCTGCTTGTTCTCGGAGCTGGAGGAATTCCAGGACGACCCCGAGACCTTCATCTACCTGAACCCCCCGGTTTTCGGGGCCTATGAACGGAAGGTCTTCAGCACCGAGGGTTTTATCCGCTACCGCTCCGATTTCAGGCAGATGGACTATAACAAAGACTATCCGGCCCTGATCGAGCAGATCAACCGCGCCAAAGCGCACATCGTCTACGTGCTCTACCGCAACAAGTTTGACGTGCCGGCCAGGCACCTGATCTTCGCCGAGTCGCGCAATATTGATCGGATCAATTACCTGGGCTACAATCATCGCTTCCGGAGGAGCCGGTTCCTGGACAAGAGTTATCTGCAGTACGAGAAATTCAAAAATGCCATTTTCAATGAGGCCGAAACCACTGGTGTAGACGAAAACTCAGAAGTGACCATCGCGGTCATCAAGCCCCAGATCGCCCTCTATCTCCGGGATTTGTTCGTCCACAAGATGGGGGCCTTTGAAGGCGTGGCCGCCGAAAAGACAGTGGCCTTTTACCTGAACCGCCGGTTGATCGGCATCTGCGGCCTCAACCTCTCCCATCTGGTGAAGGACCGGGCGGACTATATTTTCGAGGTCTATGCGATGAGCGTGCACAATTCGCGTTACCACTTTAACAACCTGATCATGCGCTGCATCACGCGCCAGGAGTTCGCCAAGCTGGTCACCCGGCAGTACAAGAACGCCTGCATGCTCCGGCCCAAAAAGATCAAGACCGTCTGCCTGACCCGCTTCCCGAAGCTCAAAACCAGCGTGGGCGTGCTGGACCTGGTCGCCAAGGAAAAGATCAACAACATCCCGACCTGGAAGCTCACCTACGAGGCCAAGCTAAAGAAGGATGGGCTGAAGGCGGCCTACCTGGAATGGCTGAAGGCCATGAGGATAAAGAAGCATGGAAAAGATAGCTGAGCTGGACGGATACGACAAGACCGCGGTCTTCAAGGTGCCGCTGGACGAGATCATCGAGCGGGACAAGAACGCCAACGTCATGGAGCCCAGGTATTTCCTCCGTCTGATCGAGAACATCAAGAACGATAAAAGGCTCGAATCGCTCCCCTTCGGGCATCTGATCAAGAAGGGCGAGCGGACGCTCTTTGAGGTCATCAGCGGGCATCACCGCATCCGGGCGGCCAGGTCAGCCAGCCGTGAGTACGTCTATTGTCTGGTCTGCGAGGAGACCCTGCCGGAGGACCAGGTCAAGAGCAAGCAGCTGGCCCACAACCGGCTGCACGGCTATGACGATCCGCAGATCGCCCGGGAGATTTATGAGAGCATCATCGATGTGGACGGCAAGATCGCCACCGGCTACGACGACCGGGATTTTGGCGTCGAGTATCCGGTTTTTTCCGGCGACGCCCTGAACCTGGACTTTGAGCTGAAGCAGATCACCCTGCTTTTTCTACCCTCGGAAGTGGCCGACCTGGAGCGTGTTTTCCAGGCCCTGACCGGCGACTTTGAGGCTGAGTATGTCGCCCACATATCCGGATACAACAGTTTTGTTGAAACGCTGGCGAAGATCGGCGAGGAGTTCAAGATCAAATCGGTCTCCTCCCAGCTTGCCAAAATGGTGGATATTGTCAAAGAGGTGTTACATGAGTCTGAAAAGAGCGGACAAAGCGGAACTGGACCGGAGGCTAAAGTACGTCCTGACGCTGATTGAGATGGGCTGGTCCGAGGAATACGACATTATCCAGATCATCCGGAAAAACAAAGCCTGGACTGTGACCGACCGGCAGCTCCGGACCTACATCAAACGTTGCTTCCAGATGCTTCAAAAATATGCTCAGGAAAACGTTGAGAAAACCTGGGGCACCGTCTGGCTGCGGCATGAAGGGATCCTGCGAGAAGCCATCAAGGAAAAAACCTGGGCCATCGCTATTGATGTTCTGCGAGAACAGGCGAAACTGGCTGGTTTGTATCGCCCGGGCAAATTTGCCCTGACCGACCCGACCGGCACCAAGGACTATGGAGAGAGGTTTGCCAACATATCTTTCATCGAGAGCGCTCTCAGAGCCAGCCCTGAGATCCAGGAGCGGCTCGTCGATCTTATCGCCGAGATCAGCGAACGAAGAGCTGCTGATGAGCTTAGTCGGCCTGGCGCGGATTAACTATATGGCGTATCTGCAGTTCGCCTATTACCTGAAATACCGGCCTTCGCGGCACACCAAACTGATCGCCAGGATCTGCGAGCAGATCGAAGCCGGGGTGCTGCAACGGGTCATGTTCTTTCTTCCGCCAAGGCATAGTAAGTCGATGACCGTGACCGAGAGCTTTCCCAGCTGGTTTATTGGCAAGAATCCGGACCGCCGGGTGATCGAGGTCAGCTATGGCGAGTCGCTGGCCCGACGCTTCGGCAGGGCCAACCGACGGAAGGTGGAGGATTTTGGCCCCGGGCTCTTTAACATCGAGGTGGCCGGCGACAATTCGAGCGTGACCAACTGGTCAATTGAAGGCCATGACGGCGGGATGATCAGCGCGGGAATCGGAGGGCCAATTACAGGCGCCGGAGCTGATTGCCTGCTTATTGACGATCCGTTGAAAAACCGGCAGGAAGCCAATAGCCCCACCTACCGGGACATGCTCTGGAACGAATACCGCAACACGCTCCTAACACGCCTGCAGCCCAACGCCTCGATTATCCTAATCCAGACCCGTTGGCACGAGGATGACCTGGCCGGCAGGATCCTGGAGCAGGAGCCGGAAAGATGGCATGTGGTCAAATTGCCGGCGGAGGCGGAGGAGGAGGATCTCCTGGGAAGAGAGATGGGAGAACCGCTGTGGCCTGAGTTCGGCTTTGACCTGGCCTGGATGGAGAACACGAAAAGGACGGTGGGCAGCCAGGTCTGGAACGCCCTCTATCAGCAACGGCCCTCGCCGCAGGAGGGCGCCCTGGTCAAGCGTTCGTGGTGGCGTTACTATATTGTCCTCCCGGCCCACTTTGACGATGTGATCCTGAGTTGGGACATGACCTTCAAGGACGAGCAGCAGGCCAGGTCGGGCAATCCCGACTATGTGGTGGGCCAGGCCTGGGGCAGGGTGGAGGCGGACAAGTACTTGCTGGACCAGGTGCGCGGCAAGATGGATTTCCCGACAACGGTCAAGACGGTGCAGGCCTTTCGCGCCAAGTGGAATCAGGCGCCAGCGACGCTTATCGAGGACTCGGCCAACGGCCCGGCGATCATCGCGACCTTAAAGCACACGATTCCGGGAATAATCCCGTGGCCGCCCCAGGGCAGCAAGACCGAGCGGCTGTCGGCGGTTTCGCCACAGATCGAGGCGGGCAATGTCTATATCCCGGACCCGATCATCGCTGAATGGGTGAGTGATTATGTGGAGGAATTTGCCGTCTTCCCCAACGGCAACAACGACGACCAGGTGGACGCGACCACCCAGGCGCTGCGCTACTGGATGCGGCCGGACAAGGCCGCGGCTTCGGTCAGCAGCTACCGGGAAAGAGCTGAAGCATAAGAGAAGGAGCAAGAAATGTCGGCTTTTATGGATTTCATCAATGGGCTGATCGGCAAGACTGCCTCGGGAAGCCGGGACAAGATCGCCGCCCGGGTCCGGAAAGGGGAGGAGCCTCTCAAACCGGAGCAGACCACTGCGCCCCGGGAGTTCGATCAGTTTCCCGCATTTTACCGCATGGCTGGCCTGGAGCCGCCAATGGTTCGGGGAGGATATTTCGGAGAAGTGCTGGACGCCTGGGAGATGTACCGTGGCGACGACCGGGTGCGCTCCACCATCGACTCCATTGCCGACGATGCGACCCAGATCAACCGCAACGGCCTACCGTTCAACATTCTGGTCAAAACTGCAGACGGCATGCAGAATGAAAAGACCAAAGAACTGCAAGCCGCTCTGGTGGCCCGGTTTAAAACGCTCAAGATCTACCAGCGCAGCTCGGACATCATCAAGTTTGCCTTGTTGGAAGGGAGCCGCTTTTACCGGATTGTCGTGGACTTTGGGCGGAATGAGGTCATCGAGCTGCGCCATATCAAAGGGCCGAAGGACGGCTTCATCACCATCGAGCTTGCCGAGGGCCACTACCGAGGCTACTACGTCCAGTTCGAATACGCCTCCCAGCAGCCAGTGGCGGTCTTTCTGCCATGGGAGGTGGTGCGCTTTGACTGGAACCGGCCCGATGACGCGGCCTACGGCATGGGGCTTTTCTCCAGCGCTCGGGGCAACTGGAAGCGGCTCTCCAAAACCGAGCAGGACCTTTTTATTGCCCGGCGCAGCAGGGCTTATGCCCGGGTCAGCCGCGAGTTTCCCGAGGCCAGCATCGAAGAGCTGCTGCGGATCCGCGCCCTGGACGAGGAAGACCGGAAAAAACACGGCCCGATGGAAGTGGAATCCGATATCTACACGACCGGCCGGGCCAATGTTCTGGACACCTCCAACGCCTCCATTTTCAACATCGAGGATGTAGAGCACGCTCAGCGGCGGCTCTTCGCCAGCGGCCGACGGCCGGTTTCGCTCCTGGGGGGATACGGCAAGGACGCGGTCAACCGTGCCGTCCTGGACCGGCAGGAGCATCGCTACATCTCCGGCTTTCTCTCGTCGGTTTGCGAGATGTTTGACGCTGGCATGGCCAAGATGGTCAGGCTGATGCTGATCCTCAACTCCTGTTGGCCTCAGGATTACCAGGTCACCTTTGAGTGGACGCGCAAGTCGGTCGAGGACAAGAAAATTCTGGCCGATATTGCCAAGGAAGGGGTGGACCGCAGGGCCTTGCCGCTGTCGATCTATGCCGGCATCTTTGACCTGGATCCTAACGGAGTCAACGAGGAGATCGAGAAAGACCTCGAGCGCTTGGCCGAGTGGGACGAGCGCTTCAGCGCGAAATTCGAGGATCCGGGCTTGACGCCTCCCGAGGAGTGAGAGATGGAAATCAGTGAATACCAGCGGATGATCCTCAAGACCCGGCAGAACCACACCCAGGTCACGTGGGAGACTTTGGGCAGGCTACAAAAGGCTTTTGAGAAAGCTTATGAAGACGTCGTCCGCATCCTGGCCGGCATCGATGGCGATCCGCGCCTGACCGCCCGGCGGCAGTTCTGGAAAATGAAAGGTAACCAGCTCAGGGAGATCGCCGAAGGCCTGAAAAACGGCTTTGCTGACGCGCTCAAGGACGGCATGAACCTGGTCACGCTCAATGCCGCGGAAGTGGCGGAACTGGCCGAGACCATGCTCCTGACCAGCCACGGCTTCGATGCTGAGCTGGTCAGCCCTGAGTTCCAGACCCTGCCCCTGGCGGCTGTGGATCATGTCTGGAAGCGGATCGGGACCGATGGGCTGACTTTGAGCGACCGGATCTGGAACCTGGAAAAACATGTCTGGAGGAGGATCGATGGCATTGTGATTTCCGGCATCGCCCGGGGCCAGAGCGCGGTGGAGATGGCCAAAGAGTTGCAGCGGGAAATCCTGGGCATCAAGCGGCCTGATGACATTCCGGAAAATCTGCGCTGGACCTCAGGCATCAGCCGGTCAGTCAGGGGGCGTGGAACCATCCACTACAACGCCCTGCGGCTTGCCCGGACGGAGATTGGCAACGCCCACCACGAAGCGGACGTCATGGCGGCGATGGCTTCGAAAGTTGTGTTGGGCATGAGGTGGAACCTCTCCCCGGCCCACGGACAGTACGATGTCTGCGATCAGTTGGCCAGCCAGGATGTCTACGGCCTGGGTCCTGGCGTCTATCCTCCCCGCAGTGTTCCGCTCTATCCCCATCCCAATGACATGTGTTTTATCACCAGGGAGATCAGGCCGATAGTAGATTGGGGAAAGAAACGCCTTAGAATGCAGCCCCAGAAGAAGTTTTTATTTGAGCATCCGGAAGAAACTTCATATCTATCACCCACCAGAAGAGCAGAGATCACTAGGACGGTAACAGAGAAATACCAGAAATCAGTCGAGCGCCAATTTCATGCCATGATCCATAGTATTGTAGGTGGCTCACGATATCGTAGAGTAGCGTGAAGGAACCTGGTATGGGCAAGATCACAACAAAGATCCTGGTCATCCGCGAAAACGGGACCGGACAGAACATCCAAAAATTTGATTTGCCAGCCGATGATCCAATGGGATTTTTTGGGACGGTAGAATTAAAGCTGCAATCCGGCTCTGTCTGTTCGGTGCAAATTCCGCGGCAATCCCTCCATATTGAAACCATCTCCAAAGAGCAGTGGGATCAAATAAATAGCTATTGACTTCTTTTTTTAATTGAAATAATTTAGTCCTTGCATATTTACATAAATTCGTTAATTTTAGTGTCGGGATGCCACGCTTCGATTTCTAGCAAACAGAAAACGCCCTTCATCCCTGACTAGTTATAGATTACCTCAAAGAATAAAAATCATTTCTGTATAAATAGGAGAAACTGTATAATTATTTGTTCAGCCTTCCCTTTACTCCGGCTGAATCGCGGCGCTGAACACGAGTGCCTGGTTCGGCCCAAGCGGAGCGGAGGCTCAGGCATTCGAACTGATACACCCCTTGCGGGAGCTGCAGACACACCCCCTGCAGGGAGGACTGCCTCGTCCACCATACTGTCAAAATAAGGAGATATAAAAATGAAGCTGAGAATTAGTCGAGATCAGGCAGCCAAAACAGGTATTTTTGGTGGTCATAAAGGTATGAGATTTAGTCTATCATGTAGAGTTGAAATAAGCCCAGATGAGCAAGCATTGATTGAAAAATACAAGGTTTACGATCATGCACTCACATGGCGAGAAACGAGCAGTGGTAGAATTCCCGGCTTAACCGTACAAAGCTTAGTGAACGGATACGATGTAGAACTTGATGATGTGGCTACATTACTTAATAATGAGGAAATTATAAAGGAAGCATGCAAAGATTTTAAAAATTTACTAATAGTGATGGCTAGCTTCGGTGGTGAAGAAGTAATCGAGATATAAAAGATTACCGTGAAATTGTGTCAATTATTGGCGGAGGGACGGACAATGTCAACTATTAAGTCGGGTGATAGATGCGCGGATTGCAGTCACTGTAAAGTTTGGTCCACAGATCATAAAAAAGCATCCTGCACACTTTATACAAGCGATCAAGGATTTCATCCTGATCGGCCTGTTCCTGCCAAATGTGTGGGAAAAGTAAATAAAAAATACTGAATATTTTCCCTTTTGGAAAAATTACTACACTTATAGTTACGCATTATGTGTGGGCGGTAAATAATATTGGTAGAATGGTTTGTTCTACTTTCCTTGTTTGTCACTTGGAAAGTAATACTATGTCTATCAACTATCAACTACTAAAAGTACGCACCGACAAACTGTCATTTGGTTTAACAGTTTCGGGAGAAAGTTGTAGGCAGTTCGATCACTCGGTTTCATCTATTGCAGTTTTTGTCACAGCTCTGTGTTCACTGTGGCGCTTACGCGTCTTGGCTAATCGCACTGGTCTGCTAACAGCACTCGTTCGCTCGCGCAAGCACTGGCGATCAAGAGTGCTACTGGCGATAATGTACAACGGGATACTTCTAAGTGTCAAAGGTGGGCTAATTATGGCGAATCGATGAGCGATAATGGCGATTTTATGATCCGTTACTGTAAAATCGACGAGTGCCCATAATAAGAATTTACTTGCTTTTATAATATCGGATTGGTATTTTTGAAAGAAATATAAGGGGCTTCTAATGAGGGGATTACTATAGGCGGGTATAGCTCAAATTAGTTATTAAAACTGATTTGGGCTTTTTTTTTATACCCTGACGGACCGAGTTTTACCATTGGGAGTCAGAAATGTTCACAATTAAAGTTATTGAATCGAACTCGGGGAAGCCCGTAAATGGCGCGCGTGTTCAGGTTTCTCTGGAGGGTATTTGGACCGGTGGTCTCACCGAAAAAAAATATACTGACTCAAATGGTGATGCCCATTTTGATAGTAAACCGGGAAGCGGTGAAGTTTTTGTAGATGGAAAAACAGTTCACAAAGGCCAAATTGCAGGTAGGGTCATCGTCTATGTCTAGTCATCTGGAAGGGAAGTGAGATCAGATAGAGTTTACTTCCATTAGCATCAGATCGATGGGATTTAGTATGCAAGTGCTATCCAGCTTAAAGCCAATCATCTTCATGATTCTGGTCCTTGGCTGTATGTTAGGTCTGGTTTCCTTTAAAGTGCTGCCGCGCAAGCTCGCTATGTGGGCTATCACTCCCATCCTTTTCGCCATGGCCTTAAGTACATTCAAAGGCTTTTTTACCGATGTCGTGGATTGGCGTCTCATTCTTTTTATCTTGGGGGGAACCACTCTGCTCATCCTGATTTTTGGGCGCCTGCTACTTGGACGGAACATTTCGCAGGGTGTGGCTTCGAATTTTTTTTATGATGTTCTTAAAGTCATCTTATTTCTCCCCTATTATCTGGTCAAGCTGGTGATTCGCATTTTATTCGGGAAATTACGATGATATGAGCAGCGAATACTATTCCAGAATTCAAATTGAACGTGAGCAGCAGGCTCGTCTTGAACGCGAAAGACAGGAACGGGCTGAGGTTGAACGGCGCCGTCTGGAAGAAGAACGTAAACGGCGCGAGGCTGAAGAGCGTAGACGTCGCGAAGAACAGGAAGCCAGAGAACGTCAGGCTTTTTCACAGTTCGTCTTTGAAAACCGCGATACCTTGCTACGTAAAAATCTTCTCGCACAAGTTGCCAAGATGCGTATGCGTCTGCCACACCAGACGACAGGTCCAGCTCGGCAGGAGGCGGCCAAAGCCCTTGATGCTATTACTGCAGGGCTTGAATCCGATGCAGCTATTGACCAGACTGCTATTCAGTTAAAATTTGCAGCCATCCTTAAATCCACAGCTCTCCCAGCTGATGGAACGCTTGATCAAAAGGTGCAGGAGGAGGAGCTTGGGGAAATAATTGTCCATATTGAAGTCTGCCTAGCCAAATGGCCGGCTGAAAGCAGGCGCTACTTTCGCAAGGAGTTGCTACAGGCAGAAGAGCAATTGTCCAAAATTAAAAGTGCTGGCCCTGATAAGTATCTCCAGAACAAAATGAAAATAAAATGGTTGCAGCGGGACTTGTACAGCTATCAGCAGGAGGTCGATACTGCCAGAAAAAGATGGGAAGCTGATAAATTTAATGCGCTGGCAGGCCTGCTTAAATTAAGGGATGAGCTTGAGGTCTATTCAAAGATGATTGTGCACCCAGATCAGCAACGCACGTTCCATACGATCCTCAGCAGAATTGAAAAAATAAAAAATGATGACGATCTGGATAGGATAAGGGTAGCGGGAAAATCCCTAAAGGATGATGCACAACGGCTACTAAATGAAATTAAGGAAATGGTCAAAAGATCAGACGAACGGGAATTTGTCCTTTCTACCCTGGAAGAGGTACTGATAGGGCTGAACTATCGCGTTGTAAAACCGCCAGTGGCAGTACCGGATAAAGAAGATGGCGTCGTCGTGGGCATGTACGAATATAAAGGCCGGGGAGTCCGGGTTAAAAGCGGTCTGGACCAGGCCATACACATGGAGTTTGTAGTATTTACACCACCCGGCGAAAAAAAATGCGCCTCCACCAGGGAGGAACTTCTCGTGGATTGTGCCAACTATTGCCAGCAACATGATCAGATTGTAGATGAAATGGCCCGAAAGGGAGTTATGCTAACTCACTTCTGGCACAAATCGCCTGAACAGGGTCGATTTGAGCTGATCGAACTTCCAGATTCCTGGGAAGAGGAATCGATCGAAGAGCAAGCCCTGAGACCAGCTCATAAGGGAATGCGAAGGAACACAATATGAGTTTAAAGGATGCCCCCGTGCCGCGTTGGTTAAGGGAATTGGAGCGCTATCTGCCCGTTAAAACCCAATTCTATCTTTTTGGCAACATCCACGATCTCATTTCTTATCCTGCCAATCCGCCGGGAGAAGAGCTTAAATGGACCTACTATCATCTCCGGGATTGTCTATTTCATTTCTTTGGGCAGCATAACTATAAACTCATTCTTTTTTATGATCTAGTCGATGGCTTCCAGTTCAGATCAGCCCATGACAGGGACTTGTTTAAACGACTTTCCGATCCCTCATCTACCAAGACCACCCAACCGGTCAGTGCTAAATCGGATTCAGATCCCAAGCACTCCGAACAACTTGTAGCCGCCTGTGAACCGGAAAAGGCCATGGATGCCATACGCCGGCTTATGGCCAACTGCGAAATCCTTTCCACGGTGGTGATCGACTTTGCCTCGCGGCTTCTTGCAGAACCAAGCCAGCTGCAGGAGAAGGAACGGCGTCTTTTCCTGAAGCTAGCCAAGTGCGCCAAAGAATCTGCCCGTCTGAGTGCAGATGAAATGACATTCTATAATTCAGTTTTGTTAATCTGCGATAAGCTCAATGACTTGCCTCCCTGGCTCTACCTCAACCATCCACTTGTCAAGACTATCAATATTGACATGCCCAATAGCGTTGAGCGGCGGCGGTACATCGACTTTTGCGTGAACGGCTTTCATAATACAGCGGAGTTAGCAGACTTAAAACCGACTGTCGAAAAGCTGGTTGACTTGACCACCGGCATGGGAATACGCGAAATCGAGAGCTTGCGGATTCTCTCGAAATATGAAAAGATCCCCCTGGCTCATCCGAAAGAGATCATCGACCGTTATAAATTTGGCATAACCGACAGCGCCTGGAACCATATCACCAATGAAAAACTGGCCAACGCCAAGGATGAACTGCGGAAATGGGTTAAAGGACAGGAGGCCGCAATCCATTCGGTTCTGGATATTATCAAGCGTGCAGCGACCGGCTTGTCAGGTATCCAGTTCGCCGGCAAAGGCCATCGACCAAAAGGCATTCTTTTCTTCGCTGGCCCTACCGGGGTTGGCAAAACAGAGCTGGCCAAGGCGCTCGCTCGACTACTTTTTGGTGATGATCAGGCTTGTATTCGTTTTGACATGAGCGAATATGGGCAGGAACACGCCGATCAGAAACTGCTTGGAGCTCCCCCGGGATATGTTGGTTATGAAGAAGGTGGTCAGCTGACCAATAAGATCAGGGAATCCCCCTTTTCTGTTCTTCTTTTTGACGAGATCGAAAAGGCCCATCCCAAAATCCTGGATAAATTTTTGCAGATCCTGGATGATGGCCGTATGACGGATGGCAAGGGTGAAACAGTCTACTTTTCTGAGAGTATCATTATTTTCACCAGTAATATCGGTACCTATACTAAGCAAAGGATGCCCGGATCAGCTGAGTCCCGTATTGCTAATATCCTGCCTTATGGCTGGGAATGCTCCTCTTGTGCGGCCTTTTATATGCAAGCTCAGAAGCCAACGGTCTGTTCCTCCTGTGAAGGAGCGGAGTTCGCCCAAAAGGAGACGCCTTATCCTGTTATCAAAGATCGTATGCTGAGCTCGATCGAAACACATTTTAAGACAGAGCTAGGCCGGCCAGAACTTTTCAATCGGTTTGGCAACAATTTTGTTGTTTTTGACTATATTCGCCCAGCACTGATGCAGCAAATTATCGAGAAGAACCTCGACAGCGTGGCTAGAGATTTGCTGGAAAGCAAAAAAATTGAGATCACTTTCTCGGAGAAGACACGTCAATTCCTTCTCGATAAAGCAAAATCAAACATGGAGTTGGGCGGCCGTGGCATTGGTAATATGATCGAGACTGTGCTTGTAAATCCGATGGCGCGTCAGCTTTTTGAAATATCGAATCCAAATCATGCTCAAATTTTTGTTGACGAGATCCTGGAAGAAAGTAATCACGAGTACGCAGTCTTTCGATTGAATATGCGGCATGTACCTCTTTCTTAGCAGTATTCACTATCCTATTTTCAACCTTGGGCCGGGCGAGCGCATCGGCATCTGGCTAGAGGGGTGTTCCCGCAATTGTCCTGGTTGCATGTCCCGACACCTGCAGAACCGGTGTCCACAGCACAAGCGGCACGTTATCGATGTTTTTCAAAATATCTATCCTGTCGCAAAATCATTCACAGGAATTACTATCAGCGGAGGCGAACCCTTCGAGCAGCCGGAGGGATTGACCGCTCTGGTGGAACTGATCCAACGGTTTACCGCTCTGGACATCATGGTTTATACGGGATACCTGTTGGAGGAACTTGAGTCAGATACAAGAAAATCAGCCGCTTTGGAGTTCATTGATATTTTGATTGATGGCCCCTTTCAAATTCACGAGAGTAATCATTTGATATGGCGGGGCTCGGATAATCAGAGGATGCACCTACTTAGCAGGCGGGCACAGGAGTACCGTTCTTTGATAGGTAAGTATGATGATTCAGAAAGAAAACTCCACGTATTTACAGAGAATGATGGGCAGATAATAATTGTCGGCATACCGAAGCGTGGTTTTCATAAAGAACTAAGGGAGAGAAGCAAGCTAAAAGGGTTGAAATTAGGAGAGTACGATGGCTAA